GTTACGCTACTGTCAACCCAGCCGCTAACGCTGGTTTGGTTGAAGGCATGAAAGGCTTGTTCAATCCTACCGACACCATCAGCAAGCAGTTTAAAAACGGCATGATGGGTACTGGCGTGTTAGGTTACGAAGAAATCAACATGTCTCAGTCGATCAAGCAGTTCACCACTGGTTCGCGTGACGCCGCTGCCGCTACCATCGTTGCCGCTTCGGTGACCTCGGAAGGTTCTGCCACTTTGAGCTTGTCGCAAGCCTCTGTGACCACGACCATCAAGGCTGGTGACGTGTTTACCTGCGGTAGCGTTTTTGCTGTGAACCCACAAACCCGTGAAACCACTGGTTCGTTGTTCCAGTTTGTGGCTTTGGCTGATGCAACCGCTGTGTCTGGCACTTGGACCGTGACTGTGGCTCCCATGTACTCCGCTGCTCACGCACTGGCTACTATGACTGCCCTGCCACTGATCAACGCTGTTGTGACTTTTGTTGGTTCTGCTTCTACGGCTTACGCTCAGAACTTGATCTACCACAAAGACGCAATCACGTTTGCTACGGCTGACTTGTTGCTGCCTCAAGGCGTTGACATGGCTGCTCGCGCAGTGCATAACGGTATCAGCTTGCGTGTTGTGCGTCAGTACGACATCAACAATGACCGTATGCCTTGCCGTATTGACGTGCTGTACGGTTTCAGCACAATCCGTCCTCAGATGGCTTGCCGTCTGTGGGGCTAAATTGAACGGGGCTTCGGCCCCTTCTTTCGTAACATCTTTCAAAGGAAATTATCATGGCTCTCCCTAATGGCGCAGGCGGTTACCAACTCGGTGACGGCAATCTGACTGAAGTTCAAATTCGCACCCAAGCTACCCCAGCAACGGCAACTGTCACGGCAACTCTGACAACTGCTCAAATTCTGAATGGTATCCTTTTGGGCACTCCTACCACCACCGCAGCCGCATACACTTTGCCTTTGTGTACTGATCTGGACGCAGCCGTCCCCAGTGCTAAAAACAATAGTTGTTTTGACTTTACGGTGATTAATACCAATGGTTCTGGTAGCGGCGTGATTACGATCACCACCAACACCGGCTGGACTATTGGTTCATCTGGCACTCAAGGCTTGATGACTGTTACCACTGCTGGTACGGCACAAACTTACCGCGCAGTCAGAACTGGCGACGCTGCCTGGTCTTTGTATCGCGTTGGCTAATTTGAATGGGGGTTTCGGCCCCTGTTCCTAAAGGAAACAATCATGCCTAATACGAAATCAATTGGTGTTGCTTACGAAGACCAGCAGCTTGACGGCGCAGTCATGGGTAAAACGGGTGGAACTGCCGGATTTTTTGGCAAGACCCCCACTACTCAACTTGCATCGTTGACCACGTTGGACTTTTCTGTTCTGACAACCGCACCAGTCAGTTCGCTGACTACAGCACAGATTTCTGCGCTGCAAACTGATGTAAACGGACTGATCACGGGCCTCAAAGCCCTTGGGATTATGGCCTAAACTGAAGGAAATAAGAGGGGGCTTCGGCCCCCTTTTTGGGTATGAACATCTACTTAATGCACCCTGTCCACGGGCGAAAAGTTGCCACTATGGAACTTGAAGCCAATTATGATGAAACAAACGGCTGGACGCGCTACAATCCTGATACGCCTGTAGAGGCGGCTCCTGTCAATATGCTGGAAGTGGCGGTGAATGCTTTAGAAACAAAGCGCAAATATACCCGTAGGACGATAACTGAAGGAGTCTAAGCATGGCAACATACACAGCGGGGGACCAGATAAATCGGGCGCTCCGGTTGCTCGGCATCCTAGCCGAAGGTGAAACGCCATCCGCAGCCACTTCGCAGGATGCGTTGGTTGCCCTAAACCAGATGATTGACAGTTGGAACACTGAGCGTCTGTCGGTGTTTAGCACCCAAGACCAAGTGTTTACTTGGACTGCTGGTTTTATCAACCGCACTCTTGGCCCAACAGGTGACTTTGTAGGCAACCGGCCCATATTGTTGGACGACGCTACCTACTACCGCGACCCAGGCACCAATGTCAGCTTTGGCATAAAAATGATTAACCAACAGCAGTACGATGGTATTGCTGTTAAGACAGTTACGTCTACATACCCGCAAGTGCTGTTTATCAACATGACCTATCCTGATGTTGATATGTACATTTATCCCAAGCCCACACGGGACTTGGAATGGCACTTTATTTCGGTGGAAGAACTGACTCAACCCGCCACCTTGGCGACTGACATCCTATTCCCACCAGGCTATCTGCGTGCGTTTACTTACAACTTGGCAATGGAGTTTGCTCCTGAGTTTGGCGTCGAGCCAAGCCCTCAAGTATCGCGGATTGCTATGACTAGCAAGCGCAATCTGAAGCGTATTAACAACCCTGATGACATCATGTCAATGCCATATTCGTTGGTGGCGACTCGTCAGCGTTTTAATATTTTTGCTGGCAACTATTAACACGCAAATTACTAAATAGTACAAGATTTATGATGCTTACGTTTGGCTTCAAGGTAAACCTGATGCGCTTCTTCTGGGGTAGCGTAATCACCAAGCCATTGCGTTTTGCGGTCAATAGTGATGCTGGCACGCCATTTGTTTTGAAACCAAATAACACCAAGAAAACCAGACTTGTTTCGTCTATTTGGCCGTTGAATGTTTTGCGAATTTCCATCAGCCGCAACCACTCGCAAATTACACAGCCGGTTGTCATTTTTGCGACCATTGATATGGTCAATCAACCCGTTTGGCCAAAAACCATACGAGTGAAACCACGCCAATCTATGCGCTTTGTAAATTTTCTTTTTGATGCCTATCGTAACGTAGCCAAATTTGTTGGTGTTACCTGCAATGTCGCCGATGTGAACCGCTTTAGCGGAACGAATTTTCCAAGTAAAAATCCCTGTTGTTTTGTCGTAAGACAAAAGTTCACGAAGTTCATCAGCGGTAAAGTGGGACTCCATATGCAAATTCTTTTTTCTGCTGTTAATGTTAACTCGGGAATTATAGCGTAATGCAAACACCAATCCTTGGCGCATCGTATGTTGCCCGTAGCATCAACGCTGCGGATAACCGCATGGTCAATATGTTTCCAGAGGCCACGCCAGATGGCGGTAAGACTGCGGGGTTCTTAAACCGCACCCCAGGTCTGGAGTTTTTGCAGACTGTTGGCAATGGACCAATCAGAGCGTTATGGGCGCACCAGACCAACGGCGAAGATTTCTATGTTGTTTCGGGTACTGAGGTCTATAAACTCACGGGATTGACTTCTACACCTGTCAAGATAGGCGATGTATCTGGCACCGGCCCTGTGTCTATTGCTGACAATGGTGCGGTGCTGTTCTTTGCCTGTAACGGCCCAAGCTACACCTACTACGAGCCTACGGGCGAGTTTGACCAGATCACAGACGTTAATTTCCCTGGTGCTGTGACCGTTGGCTATCTGGACACCCAGTTCATCTTCAACGAGCCAAACAGTCAACGGCTGTGGTCAGTTGACACTGTCAACCCTGCAAACGGCGACTACATTTACCCACTGGTATTTGACCCTTTATTTTTCTCTAGCGCCGATGGCTCGCCCGATGGCGTAGTTGCAATCAATTGCGACCACCGGCAACTGTGGGTGTTTGGCACCGACTCAACTGAAGTTTGGTACAACGCTGGGCTTGCCAACTTTCCGTTAACGCCCATTCAAGGTGCTTTTAATGAGATTGGCTGTGTAGCTGCTTTTTCAGTCGCAAAGCTGGATAACACCTTGTTCTGGCTTGGCACAGACGCCCGTGGTCAAGGTATTGTCTACAAAGCCAACGGTTACACCGGACAAAGGGTTTCTACCCATGCCATTGAATACGCCATTGCCCAGTACGGTAACTTGGCTGACGCTCTAGCCTATACATACCAGCAAGAAGGTCATGCCTTCTATGTGCTTACTTTTCCCAGCGCCAACGCCACTTGGGTCTACGATGTAGCAACCCAAGCCTGGCATGAACGCGCTGGGTTTGACAATGGTGAGTTCACTCGCCACCGAAGCAATTGCCAGTGCAACTTTGGTGGCAACATTGTTGTTGGCGACTTTGAGAACGCTAACATTTACAAGTTTAATTTGGACGTTTACGCCGATAACGGCGGTGTTCAAAAGTGGCTGCGCTCATGGCGTGCTTTGCCAAGCGGCCAAAATAATCTCAAACGCACTTCTCAGCACAGTTTGCAACTTGACTGTGAAACTGGTGTGGGGCTAAATTTGTATCCCGCATATGACAGTGAAAATATTGATACTGAATCAGGTTTAGATATTGTGGCTGAGTATGTGCAGACGTATTTAGTTACTCAATCAGGCGTTACTCTGACTACTGAGTCAGGGGACGGTTTTGAGCCGCTTGGACAATACGAGTTGTCAGACACCGACATTAGCGGATACAACTTAGTAACTATAGCTTATCCTGCCGCACCTGGGTATGAACCCCAAGCCATGCTGCGCTGGTCCGACGATGGCGGTCACACTTGGTCCAATGAACATTGGCGGGAGATGGGTGCTATCGGCCAGTACGGCTACCGCACAATTTGGCGGCGGCTGGGCATGACCCAGAAGATTCGTGACCGTGTTTATGAAGTGTCTGGCACTGATCCTGTAAAGATTGCCATCATGGGTGCTGAATTGTTGATCTCGCCGACAAGTTCGTAATGGCCGCAAACATAACGCAAATCCCTGCTCCTCGCGTCCCTTTAATAGACGCGAATACAAACACGGTTTCGCGGGAAT